GAGAGAAGCTCAAGCGTCAAGCGATGGGCGGATCGGCTGGCTGGAGGCACTAACGCCTGATCCCCGGTAAGGATCGGACCCACGGCGGGTTTGAAGCCGTTCGGAGGCTCCCACGGGACGGGATGCGTAACAGCATTTCCCCATATCCTAGGAGAGCCCCGAATGGCCCTTACTTCCTATGGCGTTAACGCGCCCGAAACTCAAAAGCTGTGGTCGAAAACCCTCGCCCGCGAAGCTCTGAAGGCGACTCAAATCCAGTATTTCATCGGCGAAAGCGCAAGCTCGCTGGTGCAAGAAAAGACCGACTTCAAGAAGTCTGCCGGTGACCGCCTGACCATGACGCTGCGTATGCAGCTTGCAGGCGATGGTGTCCTCGGCGACGGCACCCTTGAGGGCAACGAAGAGCGTCTGACCACCTACACCGACAATCTGCTGATCGATCAGCTTCGCCACGCCGTTCGTTCGGCTGGCAAGATGACCGAGCAGCGCATTCCCTGGTCGATTCGCGAGGAAGCCAAGGATGGTCTGGTTGATTGGTGGGCTGGCCGCATGGACACCGCCTTCTTCAATCAACTGTGCGGTTACACCCCGGCGACCGATCTGCGCTTCACCGGCAATAACGCTGTTCTGGCCCCGACCAACGTCGTCCGCCCGAATGCGCGTGCCAACGATGAATCGCTGACCACCGGCGATGAGTTCACCCTGCAACTGATCGACACGGCTGTTGCCCGCGCCAAGCTGGCCACTCCGGTCCTGCGTCCGCTGAAGATCGGCGGCAAGGACAAGTATGTGATGTTCCTGCACACCAATCAGGTGACGCAGCTTCGCACGAACACGGCGGCTGGTCAGTGGTTGGACATCCAGAAAGCAGCGACGACCGGCGACGGCTCGCGCGACAACCCGATCTTCACGGGTGCGCTGGGTGAATACAACGGCGTGATCCTGCATGAATCGACCCGCATCACCAACGGCGTGAACTCGTCCACGGGTGCGGCGGATACGGACGTGCGTCGCGCGGTTCTCTGCGGCGCTCAGGCGGCTGTCATCGGCTTTGGTGGCGGCATGTCGTATGGCGGCTGGGACTGGAACGAAGAACTGTTCGACTACGGCAACCAGCTTGGTGTCGAAGCGGGCTGCATCTTCGGTCTGAAGGCCTCTCGCTTCAACTCTGCCGACTTCGCCAAGATCGGCGTTCACACCTTCACCTCGTAAGGAGCGAGTCTTATGCCCGTTACTGCCCGTCAAAACGCGACCCAACAGGTCCACTACATCCGCTACAACTTCGCCTTCAACACTGTCGGGGCTACGGCCATCCAGCAGTCGATGGGCGCGGCTGTTCCTGCGGGTGCGCAGATCGTCGGCATCACCATTGCCATTCCGACCGCGTTCAACGCTGGCACCACCAACACCCTTGATGTCGGCACGGCAGCGGCCCCTACGGCCCTGATCTCTGCCGCCGCCCTGGGTTCGGCTGCCATTTCGTTGAACCAATCGGCGACCCTGCAAGGCCAGCTTTCGGCCTCGGCTGACACTGAACTATTCGTCCGCTACAACTTCACCGGCACCACTCCCACTACGGGCGCGGCGACCGTTGTCGTGGCTTACGTGCCGAATATCTAAGTGGCGACGCTCGGCGAACTGCGCAGCCGGATCGTCCTGGAGTGCGTTCGTGATGACCTCACGGACGCACCTTCCAGCGATCCTACAGCCGTGTCCACGGACACGCTTAATCAGGCTATCGCACGAGCTATCGAGTATTTTGCCGACAAGCGGTTCTTCTTCAACGAAAGCCGCGTGACGAACTCGACCACGGGAGGGAGCGAATACGTTACCCTCCCGACTGGTCTGCGGTTCCTTGATCTTCTGTCTGTCACGGTGGGGTCCAATCGCTACCCCCTGACCATGCGAGACTATGCATGGACCGAACAGATGCTCGGCTATGGCCCGACGAACGGCCAGCCGACTGACTTTTCCATCTCTGGGACGCAAGTGCGTCTCTACCCGGCCCCGAACATTGCCTATACCCTGACGTGGCTGGGCGTGTTCGATGTGACGCCTGCGCTGGATTACACAAGCGACGCCTCGTCCAACGCATGGACGACCTATGGCGAGGATTTGATCGCAGCACGGGCAAGGATGCTCCTGATGCGCGATAACTTCCGCGATCCTGAAGGCGCAACGCTTGCCGGTCTCGCTGAAAAGCAGGCCCTTGATAACCTGCGGGGCTTCACGGCTCGCCGCATTGGCACGGGTAGCGTGAGGGCGTCATGGTAGCCCTTAGAGAGCCCGGCATTCCCGAATGGGCGCAGCGTCTTCTTCTAAGGCTTGATGGGCTGTATGCGCCGCGTGTGCCGCGCTCGCCTGTCTCGCTTCCTGCCTATGCAACGGCAGACCTTCCGCCAGCATCCAAATACCCTAACACCATTGCGATTGACACGACGCTGGGTCAAATCGTGTATAGCGACGGGAGCGCGTGGAACTAAATGACGTGCTTCCAAATCTTCCGGCGCTTAATGGCGGATATGGTTCCTTGCTCGGTCCCGTATGCTGCTGCGATTTTTCGTTGCGAGCGCGTATCCGCGCGGATCGCCCTTATCTGGTCTTCAGTAAAGCGTGCAGCCCAGTGCTCAGTGCCCTTTTTTGCGATGCGTCGCCCCAGCCGGTCGCGGTCTTCGGTGTTTTCGGCTTTGGTTCCCCACCGCAAGTGGTCGGGATTGACGCAGCGTGGCGTGCAAAAGTCGCCATGGAGCGCGTTGTCGCGCGGATGCTCGGGGCGAGGCCGCCCGGCAAGCGTCAGTGCAACATGGGTGCATAAGGGCTTGTGCTTTCTTAGGTCAAACCGACCATATCCGGTCGGCAAGCCCCACCCGGTCCAGTTCCAGCATCCGTTTTCTCCGTTCTTGTCCACTTTGGACCAGAACCGCTCAATGTCGTCGGGGCGTAAATCCATGATCTATGCATATCCCCAATATGCAGTTTGTCAAGGGGAGGCCTAGCCATGCCCAGCACGCCGGACCCGCTTCTGCTAAACGAGTTACAAGCTGCTGGGGAGAACCTAAACGTGTGGGGGGCACCCAAGCTCAACACCGTTATTTCCAACCTCGGCGAGGCTATCGCGGGGACGCTTTCCTTTACGCTGTCGGGTTCCAAGACCCTGACCTCGACCAACTATGTCCAGAACGAAGCCCGCTATGCTGTTCTGCGCATTACGTCGGGAACGGGTGGGACGGTCACGATCCCCGCGCGGAGCAAGATTTATCTTGTGTCAAACGGCGCTTCTGGCGTCGTGATCCTGACGGCTGGCGGCGTGACGGCTTCTGTTCCCGCTGGAACTACTGCATGGGTCTATTGCAATGGGACGGACTGCCTCCGAATCCTGGCGACGGACTTCAACAATCAACGCGGGACGAACGCGGCTGATCCGGTCAACCCGCAGGACATTTCGACCAAGGCTTATGTCGATGCGACGGCCTTTGCCACGCAGGCGGGGGATTATCCGGGGCTAGGCGGCAACAAGCGCAAGGCCCTGACCGTCAACGACGCGGAGACGGCCCCTGAATGGGACTACGCCTATCTCGCGCCGATCACGAACATTGCCACGACCTATACGGCATCGAATGGGGATCGCATCGCGGCAAATACGGCAGGAGGGTCTTTCACCATCACTTTGCCTGCCTCTCCGATTGCTGGCGACCGTGTGACGATCTTTGATGGCAACTCGACTGCCACGGCCTTCGGCTTTCAAGCCAATCCCCTGACGGTGGCGCGCAACGGCTCCACGATCAACGGCGTGGCCGACGACATCATCGTCAGGACGAAGGGCGCGACCTTCTCGCTGGCATACGACGGAACGACATGGAGAGTGTCCCTTGGCGGTTGATCTAACGGCTTATCTACCTTTGGGCGGCGGCGCAGGCGGTCAGCTTCTTGATCGTCAGGTGTTCAACTCGTCGGGGACGTGGACGAAGCCTGCTGACTTCTCTGGCAACATTGCCGTGGGCGTCGGCAAGAGCGTTCGCATCTATGCCCTTGGCGGCGGTGGCGGCGGTCAGGCTGGCACTAGCGGCGCTTCTACGCCTCGCGGTGCGCCGGGTGCAGGTGGCGGTCTATCAGTCGCCGTTCTGTCGATCAGCCAGCTTTCGGCTACGGAAACCGTCACGATTGGTGCGGGCGGGACGGCAGGGGCGGCGTCGTTCGGCGTCGGCGGCACGGGCGGGACGACCATCTTCGGTCAACATTGCGCCGCGACTGGCGGCGTTGGTGGCGACAATCTAAGCAACCTTGCTGCGCCGGGCGGGTCGGGAACCTTCCCCGGCGGAACCACGTTGCAGTTGGTTGGGGCGAGTGGGGCGATGCCCTATCAGGGCGCTCCGTATGGCGGTCGCGCTGGTGTTCAAGGGTCTTCTGATCCGCTGGCGGGGCCGCCCTCGGTTGGCGTGATCGGCTACGCGGCGGGCGGCACGGCAGGCGTTAACAACGTGTCAACGCCCACGGCGGGCGGTGCGGGCTCTAGCCCGACCTATGGCCCCGGCGGCGGAGGAGGCGGCGGCGGAGGCGCAACGAGCGGCTCAGGCAATGGCGCGGCAGGCGGCGCTGGGGGTCGCGGCGCTGGCGGTGGCGGTGGCGGTGGCGGAACCACGGGTGGTGCCGGTGGCGCGGGTGGCAGCGGTCAAGTCATCGTGGAGGTCTGGGGATGAGATACGCCTGGATTGAAAACGGTCAGGTCGTGAATGTCATTGTCTGGGACGGCGAGACGGACCTGAGCCTGCCGGAAAACGTCACGCTGATCGACAGCGACGAGGCTGGACCCGGCTGGCGCTGGAACAA